CTCCAACTGAGACGCTTGAGATTTGGCTTAATGGTAAGATACTTGTACCTAACATTGATTACTTCGTTAAGTGGCCACAAGTTGTCGTCTGTAATAAAGAGCATCTAGGTGATAGTTTAAATACTGGCAGTGCGTGGATAGACATTCGTGCACGCGGTCTAGCTGAATCGATTAGATACCCTAAGACGGGTTATGTAGTCAACGGACTTATCAGTAATAATGGTAACTTTGACTTACGTGATGACAAGGTAGTCCGTGTTGGCGTTTACGGGGCACTATACCACCGTGACGATGTCGTCTTTAGAGAGGACGCGTCTGTATCAGTTGACACCAGTCTAAACGGGAAACCTTATTTGATTGAGGATGCTACGATACCATTGCGTACGTTAGTTACCGGAGACACTTATGTACTTAGGGATGCTGCGCGCGCAATAGACAAACGTGTAGAGAATTATTTATCTGTTTACTACCCGACTCCGGAAAATATAGACCATAATCCTATTACTTCGTTATATACACTGACATCACCTATTATGAGTCGTGTTATTACGGATATGGTACGTGGTATATTAATACCTGAGGTTGATGATGGGACAGGTTACATAAGTACACAGGACTTCGATGCACTGATGGAACCGTACCGATACCTATTGGATTACGATCCTATATTAAATAGCGTTGACCTACGATACGTTACGATACACCCGCATTACGGAACGACTGTTATTGAGTTAAAGCCGTTACAATATTCAATTATTGATAAAATAAACGATCGATACCTGAGTAATCAGGTTATTATAAATAAACATCTTAGAATTAAGGCGTAATTATGACAACAATTATTAATGGGCAATTCGGCTCATACGGTGTACCCCTAGTCGAGATTGACCGTAGATTCACAGTGCATCTAATTGATGCACTGTATACCGATGTTAATAAGCCCGGTCGCGACGTACCGAATCCAGACGATCTTATTATAGACTACGTAAATAACTCAATGTGGCGATGTGTTAGCACTGACTATACTAACTATACATACGAAATGATTAACTTCAATCCCGTTGCTGAATTTAATCTTGATGCAGAGATTGGTGGTTGCGCACCTTCTGAATCTGATACATTCCGTGTGTATATAAACAGTAAGCTACATCCGACCTCTTTATTAGTAGATGCGCGATTACGTTTCACTGGGTCGGCTAATAATTCGATACGCATCTTTAAAGGGACTGACCTATCTGATGCAGGTACAATTATTTCAGGTTACTTCACCAATGATAAATTGCAAAGTACGTTTATCCCACTAGAACTGGCCAGCATTACAGGTAACAAAACAGTTAAGCAGGCAGTCGCGGGCATTTGTACTGGTGATGTGGAAGATGGTGAGTTAGTGACTATTGTTGTTTATAACAACGATGGTGGTGTTACTTGTAAAGCACGTTGTTACATTGTTGATACTAACGTAGTCTTGGCGTCGGAAAGTCCATCCCGTCAGATTTTGGATGTTAAGCTGAAAAGTGCATTCATTTCTAAATCGGACTCTGACCTATTATTACTTCCGGTCAATTTACCATTAGATGATATCTTTCTACAGGCTGAAATCATTTACACAGACGGTAGTGAAGTAATAACGGTTGACGGTTCACGTGCCACATTACACGGACTCCGTAATAGTGGTTCGCATGATACGTACTACATTAGTTCTAACATTGGGCAGACCTTGCCATTGACGTTATCATACCGTATGTCTAGTAATGAATTATACCTAGGCGACAATGTAGTGGACTCGGTTATTAATAAATCACTTGCGGCATCGACATTAGAGGTAGACGGTTCGTACAGCGTTAAGCTATTCGTCGTACCGCGTTGGATCAGTGTTACTGAAGGATACCGTTTAGAATATTACTTGTACAGCTTAGAGCGTGGTAATGTTTTCTACGCAACGCCATATGTTGAGATAAGTTCTAATTCTGCTAAGTTCGACCCAACACTATACGGTGTTAAGCAGCGCCTTGTAGTTAAGGTAGACCTTTCTGAAGTTAATGCTATTTACAGTGCACACATTCACCCTCAGTCATTCCATCTTACTTTACTAGATGCGGGTAATGATAATGTAGATAACTTCTTAATCGGCTACGCCAATGATCAGCCTAGTTACGGTACGGACGCTAGAGCGATTTATGAGTACAGTAACACCACGTATTGGAAATTGGATATCTCATGTGGGGCGTCATCTAAAGCGGAATGGTTAGCTCTATTATTCTACACCATTTACCCACTCTACGATATCCGCACTGAAGATGCGGTGCCTGAACCAACGCATGTGGATGTTGTACTTGATAGTAAAACATATACTATCTCAGTCGATAACTGGATGAATTCATTTAACATTACGGACGAACTAGATGAAGGCGACGTTGTAATGTTACGATGGATTGCACGTACTGCTAATGATGAACTACAATTAGGGGTTTCCCCAATGTTGGCTCATCAAAAATCATAATCTAAGAAGGTTCTAACTTATGATATTAAGAAAATCTGATTGGAACCGACCGGGTTATGAAAATGCAATAGTTCACTTTTCGACGACTAATACCAGCTTCTTGAAGCTGGCTTATACTCAAAAAGAAATGGGTGTAAAGGCATGGTATACATGTCTTGCACTCATCAATCCAGAACTTGAGCATGTTGACCCCTTCGACCCTTCACTGTCTCTAGAAGTCAAAGCGATGGTTGCGCTAGAGATGTTCCTTAATCCATGGTACTTCTTTCGTGAGGTGGTAAGAGTACCTCAGGATGGTGCTGACCCGGTTCCGTTTAAAATACACCGTGGTTCATTCGCACTCATATGGACGTTCTTTAATAATATCGATATCGCACTATTATTAATACGTCAGCAAGGTAAGACTGTCGTTGTATCGTCATTACTAGTCTACCTTAATCGCATACTTAAAAATAGTCGTACATTATTAATAACTAAGGATGCAGGTCTACGGTCTGAAACGATCGATAAGATGAAACGTATACGTGATGCACTTCCACAATACTTGTGGGTGTTTTCAAAAACGGATGCGGACAATAGTGAGATATTTACGTATAATGCGCGTAATAACAAACTGGTAACTTGTATTGCGCAAGGTAACATCGCTGCCGCACAAAAAGCGGCACGTGGATTAACATCCGCTAGATTGTTTAGTGATGACACTGCATTCACACGTTTTATACGTGCTATGTTACCGGCAGCTTTGGCGTCAGGTACTACTGCGCGTCGTATTGCTGAAGATGAAGGTATCCCGTATGGTAACGTGTTTACGACAACGCCTGGGAAACGTGATGAAGAAGACGGTAAATTCGTTTATGATCTATTTCATGATGGTTATTACTGGGATGATAAACTCATCGATATCGCCACACGTGATGAACTACTTGAAATTATTAGGACTAACTCGAAAGGGGATGGTCTATTAATTCATGCACCGTTTAATCACCGTCAACTCGGAATGAGTGATTTAGAACTCTACGATGCGATGGCCAATGCACGTGGTACGCGTGAAGAGAAACTACGTGACTTCGGTTTACAATGGACCGCAGGGTCGCTATCATCACCGCTATCCGTTGATGAAGCAACTATGGTACGTGACAGCGTTGTTATTTCTATACCTTATATGGAAGTGTTCAAAAACAGTTATATACTAAAGTGGTATTATACCGAAGGTGACTTACCTATAAAACTTCGTAAGAAACATATAGTAGGTGTCGATACATCGGACGCAGTTGGACGCGATAATATCTCGATTGTTATTACATGTAGTGAATCACTTGCGACAGTGGCGACCGCCATCATTAATGAAAGTAACTTGATTGTCTTTGCTAACTGGCTTGCTGATATACTGACTAAATATGAGAATACAATATTAGTTATCGAAAGAAAGTCATCGGCTCCGACGATTATAGACTCGTTATTAATAACGTTACCCTCTAGAAAGATAGAGCCTACCCGACGTATTTTTAATTCAGTTGTGCAGAATAGGTCGAATGACGATGCCGATTTAAAGGACTTTAAGAAAAGTTCTAGGGTTCGTGATGAAGGATTCTATGAGACGTATCGGAAATATTTTGGGTTTGTTACTACTGGCGCATCGCGTAAACTATTATACGGTGAGGTTTTACAGACCGCCGTGCGGATGGCAGGTAATAAAGTCTGTGATAAACAACTAGCAGATGAGTTACTTGGCCTTGTAGTTAAGGATGGTAGAATAGACCACAAATCTAGTGGTAACGATGATACAGTAATCAGCTGGTTACTATGTTGTTGGTTTATGTTATTTGGTAAACGTTTAGAATACTACGGTGTATCTAACCGAGTACTGATGAAGCGTAACTCTATCTCTGAAAATAGCGAGACGTTTGACACTGAGGAATATGAACAGGAATTAGAGGAACAGGAAGAGTTGCGTCATGAAATCGATGCATTATGCTCTAAGATTTCGGGTAACCGTAATCCATTCTTGCAATCTACGCTTGAACGTGAACTCCGTGTTAAGTTAACTAAACTTGATCTTGATACTTCTCAGGCAAGTACTGTGGGTGAACTGCAAGAACTTGTCCGAAATAAAAAGTTGACATCGAGGTACCTATAATGAGTACATTAATAATTATATTTGCAAACCTAGCGATTCTTTCTATGCTAATTCATTTACGACATGTACATGATCGGACGAAGTGTAACTTCTGTATCAGTGTACAGAGAATCCGTGCTGCACTCGGCATGGTTTTAAGTGTAGTAGCGTGTGTCGTGGTCAATCTGGCCATGTTTACAATAGTTAGTGTCTAACTAGGTAATGGCTACACCTTATTCTGGAAACGGGGTAAGGTGTGGTTATTTTTTATTTGTTTTGGAATACTTATGTAGAGGAGTGTATTTTAGATGTTTGAATTCCTGCTCTCACTTTTGATGCGCTTTATTGGGTTTAGCGTTGAAGTTACTGAGTATTGTAAATATAGTGAGTCACTATATGTAAATGCTATTTTACTAAACATCCGTAATCTGGCGCACGTTTTCAGAACGTGTTTACATATATAAACAAACCCAATCATGCAAAAAGTGAAATAACCTTATGGCTCTTTATAAAGAGTCGCCAATGATGGCATACTGAGCGAGAACTTAATAACTGGTAATACTTAAAAGT